TGGGACTATCAGTCCCTATTCTTTCGTCATTATCATTCTTTATAACATATTGTTTAGTATCATAATCTAACACCACTTTACGATAAAAGTATTTACTACCCTCAAATGTAAATTTTAGAGGTAACTCTGATTGGGGTTCCGTCATCATTTTTACATACACACCCAATCTACCGTCAAAAAATTTAGCAGTCATATAAAAAGTTGTTAAATCAATAAATTTACGGTTTCTTAACCAATATAGGAAAAAACCTTCTTTATCACCAACAAAGTCTAATTTATAAGACGGTATTCTTATATTAACATTCGGCATATAAGGAGTTAAACTAACACTTTCTGTTGCACCTTGTTGAACTGGTATTATAACAGTAAAATAATTAGTTTGAGATTTTGGATTATTCGTATCATAAAAATCTAACTTAAAGAATGATTTCGTAAATGGTTTTGAGTAATAATAAACTTCACTTTTTTGGAATCCTTCTGGAATATAACTACATACCCAATTATTTGATGTTGAAGCTGTAACATTAGTAACATCACCATTGTAAAAATGAAAATCGTATTTAATATCAGTTTTTTTACCATTATCATAAGGACTATGGTCAAATCTTAAAACCTCAAAATCTTCAGGTAATCCTATAATTTCCTTAATTACATCTTCTTCATATAACTCAATACTATCTTCCTTACCATTAAAATCCCATTTAATTTCAATTGGTAAATTAATATATTGGTCATTTGTCGGTACCGTAAATCTAAACTTATTCACAATTATCTATAGTTGGTGTTGCAATTATTGTATTCTCTATATAATTAGTCCCTTCAGGTATTATTCTAAAAATAATATCTCTATAAGGATAATGTGTCCCATTAAAAAATGGATAATTAACACCTATATTATCCGTATCTATATAACCATAAGTATATAAGTCTCTCCAAATAAAAGTGTTTTTTGTTGATGAAAAATAGGCATAATTCGGAATGTCCAAAACATTTCTCTTATCACCCTCTTCAATATAATCAGAATATTCTCTAATGGTCAATGGATGGTGGGGTTGATAATAATACCCAAATGGGTTATTAGGTGAACTTGAATTTATTATTCCTGTATCAAAAACTTCTGAATTATGAGTAATTTTATGATATAAATTAGAAATAACCCTTTCTTTTTGGTCGTAATTATTCCATTCACAAAAGTCACCATCTAAAACATCATCCTTTTTTAGTGAACTAACATAGGTAAAATTAATATCATCACCATTTTGTTTAACACCTAAAGGTGTTGTATAGGTAGAGAAATTAAAGTCTGTATTAGAATCATTATTAGTATCTCTCCACCAATTTGTTGGTAATTTACTCGTTGGGTCTAAAGGTAAATTAAACCCAAAACCTTGTTTCATTTTATATAACCCTGAAGGTCCTTTTCTTCCAAAAGTATAACCAAAATAACCTTTCCACATAACAGTAAAAAACAATTCACTAATAGGTCTTTTTTGATTATCCAATAAATTGTTTATTGAAATATCTGAATTTAATGATAATGTATAAGATTGTGAACCCTCTTTTATTGACACTCTCGCTTTTTTATTTGGTGTATAACCCTTACTTTCATATTTTCGTTTAACACCAAAAATGTTTTGGTCAAAACCAGCATTAACTAATACAGCATTATCTGAATTTGTTAGAATTTTATGTCTTCTAACATAATAAGTTGAAATTGAATCTGATGTATTTTCTCTGTTAATAACTCTCCTAAAAGTACCCTCATTCCCATTGTTTAATGTTGTACCTGTAAAACCAACATCATATATATTGAAAATATAACTTTCACTACCAGCTTTTTCATTACCTAATGAATACACTGAAAAAGTATCAATACCATTGTATGAAAAATTAAACTTCACTGATTCACCTTCGGTTAAACCATGTTTGACTGGACAAATAAATGAAACAATATTACTACCATTATTAGTTTTGTTTTCAATCACAAATGGTATACCGTCTGAAGCAATCCAATCTAAAGTTTGTTTTGTCGTATTTTCAATACAAGATAATTTCTTATTATAATCATTCTCAAAAGGATAACTCATAAAGAAATTCCAATTATAACTTGACGCACTTTTACTAACAAAATCAATATGATTGTCAGGTGCTTGAGTATAACCCACAACATTATAATCATTTCGGATAAAATCAAATTCGTTATATTGTAAAAAACCTTCCCACTTAACATTGTCAGGATTTTGGTCCGAACAAGCTAAAGCCGCTAATTTCTCCTCATTAGTGTAAAGAAGATTATTCTCTAATGGTGTATAATTAGTACTTCCAGTATATGAATTCTTAAACAAAATTGAGAATTTACATGTCGGTCTAAAAATATCCGATTTTTGTCGTTCATCGTCAAATAATTGTGCTAAATCAACATCAATATTTCTATCGTACTCAACACTCTGTTTTGATGTTTGTACTAAAGGTACTTGAAACATCAAATCCGTGTTTGACGCGGATTTGTATCTCAAAGAACCTAAAACAACTCTTGTATCTATTCTATTACTCATATTAATCTGTTGTTATTGTCGTATCTACCCATTTAGTTAAAAATCTATCATACGCTGATTTTCCTTTTTTCAATCCAAAATAAAAATAAAATGGTGCTCCTACTGTCACAGAATTTGGTTTTTCAGGTGTGTTTTGAGACCAATTAACATAACTTTCATCAATAGAACCAGTACCACTAACAGCATAGATATAACCCTTAGTATATTCACTCTTACTATTATTTGTAGGTCTAAAGTATCTTGAGTCACTATTTAATCTATCTAATGATTGATATTCATATGAAAAAAAGTTATCACCTGTAATAGATTCAGTATTCCAATCATTTTTTTCATAACCAAAAATTGTTTTACCATCCTCAATAGCCCACTGATAAAAAGGAACTTTCTGACTAAAAACAGTAAAATTGTTAAACGCACATTCATTACCTACCGGTAATTGTGAATTAATTATTGACCTTTTAGGTGTTATAAAATCTCTGATACGAGTATCTGAAGAAAAGAAAATACCTATAACAGATGGTGAACTATTAAAATTACTAATATAAATAGGACTTTGTAATGGTGGTGGATTATCCGGATAATTAGACGCTTGAAATGGTGCTACACCTAATTCAGAATTAATTGAAATTAATTGAGAATAATCACCATCCACTTTATCTTTACTTCTACTGAAGTATGCTAAAATATTAGAACCTGCTAATACCGTTAACATTTTATCAATAAAAGATTTATTCATCAACCTACTCAATATCAAAATATTTAATATTTCGCTAACATCACCATATGTTGTACTATTCAATCTATTAACAACATATCCGTCAAATTCGTCAGACATAACCAATTCCTGTAAATAACTACTCCTTGGACCTAAATCCATTATTGTTGTTGGATTTTGTAAATTCTCAAAATTATCACCATATTGTCCAAGAATACCTGAAAATAAAGTATTTGCTGTTGGTCTATTTCTACCTATAAACGAATCGGTCGCACTTTTATATGGTGAACTTCTATAATAAAAGTTGTTTGTTGGGTGTAATATTAGAGTGTCCGTACAATAGTCACTACTTGGTTTATTTGAACTATTATAGGTAACATCATTATTAAATGAATAAGCATATAATGTCCCATTTACCCAATTATTTGAGAATGTATGTGACCAAACATTTCTACAAGCTCCAAAATTAATACTGGTTCTTGATATCCATTCAGTCAATAAATCCCAATCTTTAAGTAATGACAAAAAAGTTGTTGTGACAAGAATATAACACCCTCCCTTGAATATTTTTTCACCATTATATCTCGTACAACCACCTCTACTTACTATAACATTACCATTACCATCACTACTATAACATCCTAAAGGTACTGAACCACCACAAGAAGTTGATTCAAGTAATTGACTAGTTTTGTTATTAGCGTCAATATCCGCGATACTAGCTGTCATTGACGGGAGTGTACTACCTGTCAAAGTAATACCGACAATACCTGTATCAGGTATACTATATATTTGGAAATTTTGATTTTTTTGTAATAAAAATCCATTACAATTATACTCCTCAACGACTGTAGATGAAGGTAATCTATCTGACCTCATAACGATTTGATTTCCAGTTCCTAAACCATAGTTTAAGGTATTACCTGTCGTATTATAAATTGGTGAATAATATATTGCGGACGCTTTTGGTTTTTTATTGTTCCATTTATTAATAAATGGGATATAATATCTATCTTGAAGTTGAACATCGTACAAATATTCCATAGAACCACCTTCAACAATTTCGTTAGGAAAATAACCTCTATTTCTATCAGTTGTTGTAGTATTACCAGTAAATGAATAATTATAACAACCGTTTCTTTCCAAACTTTTTACAGATAAGTCTTTGGTAAAATAATTTGAAGTAGATATAGAAACACCATAACTACCTAAACCTGAAACATATTGTAGTTTTTTAGACTTATTCCCTGGTTTAAAATCCCCATTACTTGTATCTAAAGCCGAATAATAACTATGTAAATTAGATGTAAATGCACTAAACTGATTACTAGGTGTATAATAAAAAGAATTAAAATATAAATTTTGAGTTGAATAATTATCTTGTGAAGTATTTAAATTACCTGAAAAATTATCTTTATTATGACTAACATTTAAGAATTTACCATTAATAGGTATATTCATGCGATAATCACCTTTTATAATTGAACTAATGTCTCCAAAATTTTTACCAAATAAAACACTTAAGTCATATTGAATATCAATTTTAGACGAATATGGGTCAACACCTCTATTTAATATTATCACAGATAAATTTTGATAATCAACTACTTTAGTTATTGGTGACATATCGTGAGGTATATGACAATTATCATAGTGAAAACCATTGGTTGCATAAGCACCTTTAATCTCAATAATTTTCATATTATTACTAAGATATCTATTGTTTAAAGAATTGACTATCACATTTGAACATTTAGCAGAAAAACTACTATATGTCATACCTGTAATTACTTGAAAATATTCAACATCAATAGGGAATTTATGATATACACTATCACCTGTTTGAATAATATTATTATAAGTCACCCCACTATTACCTGAACCATCAGGATTAGCAAAATTAACCGTAAAACTTGTTGTTGTTGCAGAAGTACCGGTTATAGCATTGTTACCATATTGATTTTGAAGAGCATTAGTTAAATTAATGTCTTTAGATAAATTAGGATTCTGAAAACTTATTAATTGACCTGGTTTGTAATTACTTAAACTATTAGTATCGCAAATAATTACAATAGTATTATCATAATGACATTTACCTAAATTACTATTAATTCCAAAAGTAGTCTTAATTATATTAACACCACCACCTGGATTATTAGGTGTTTGATTAAAGTATTTAGCTTTAGTGTTAAATAAATTAATCCTTTCTGCTAAAGTTAAACTTGAAGTGAAAAAATAATCAGTTAAATTTCTATCGTTGTCCGGGTCAGGGTCAGTATATGAAAATTTAATTAAACTTGAAGTTCCTATACTAGGTGTTAATTTATCAACATATTGTTCACTACCTAAAATAGTATTAAAGGCATTTTGTTTATATAATTCATCATCATTTAAACCGTAATTTTTAGGATAAATAGGGGTACCTAATGGTGAAATAAAAATATTTGATGTTAACCCATTTATTGGTTCCAAGTCGGATTTAATTGATTCGCAATTTGGTTTAACATTAAAATTTAACCCTTTTGTATCTACAGTACCGTTACTACTTGGAGTACCTCCTACAGCTGAACAATCACACATATCACAATCAGGATAAGTTAATAATGGAATATTAATACCATTTAAATCTATATCATTTAAACCTTCTCTAATTTTATTTAAGACATATGCTAAAGTTGTCCAAGCAGCACCCTCAAGTAAAAAAATTCCCGCCAAACCATAAGCCGGAAACGCTAAACCCATTTTAGTGAAAGAATAAATAGCTAAACCACCCGTAAGAGCGATTAGACCAGGTATTAAAATAACCCTAAGTAAAATTACTAAAAAATATAATATGTGCATTACTAATACAAGAACATATAATACAGGTCTAAAAACTAACATCATTAATGAAAACAAGATAAAGATAATATCATACCTCATATTAGAATCATTAGTAGGGAATTTATTATTCTCACTCTGACAACTACCATCTAAAATATTCTTAACACCAGTAAATCTATCATTACTGTAACCATTTCTATACTTGTCAAGTAGTTGAGATACAGTATAAACCTTATTATATCGCATATCATAGAAAGTATCTTTACAATCTATAGCGTCTTGTATCATTTGTCTACCAATAACAGCGTTACTATTTAGTGATGAACCTGTATAACCATAATCCGCCCAATCTAAACTAAATGAGTAAGATTTCATAGCTAATTGGTAACTTGTATATTCGCTTGATGTATCTTTAATATGAAATGGGTCATTTTTACTAGTCCCTGTCCATCCATATTCTCTAACATTAGGAACTAAAAAATAACCTCTTTTTATATTTTCAGATAATGATGGTGATTGATTCCACTTTACCTTAAATCTGTATTTACCTCTAGTTGGTATACCAACTTTAGGGTCGTTAGATAATACTTGTTCACCAAATTCATTAGTCGTAACATAATCCATATTCATTGGAACATCAACCATCCAGGTACCGTTTTCGTCAATAACTTGACCACCCTCATCCAAATCAACGGTTTCTAAAATTGGTCTACCGTAAGAATCTTGTTGTATGGTTTGTCTAATAGCTAAAATTTCACCAGGACCTGTGGTCATATCACATAAATAACCACCATTACTTCTAACAGTACAATTAGCTTTTATAGCGTCACTATCATTTGTTGAAATAATTGACCCCATGAATATAGCTGTAGGTCTAATGTCAATATTAGATTCACCCGATAAGTCAAAATCGGTTCTAGTAATACCTAAATTACAAATTTCAGGTTGTCCCCATAGTGGTTCAACCTGAATTATTTTGTTAATAGTAATTAATTGTGGTAATTCTCGTAAATTTGTAGAAGCTTTAAATTTAGTTCCAGCGACTTGGTTAGGTGTTGCAACACCCATTCTAATTAAATCTTGTGGAGATAATGAAAACTCCCCAATATCAGATAAGTCAACATCCATAACAATAGTTTGACTTCCAACTGGAACACCAAATATCATATAGTCACCACTTGAGTTAGTTACTGTAGTATATTTGTAGTATTTGTCATAAACTTCAATTAATGTTGGGTCAACCAACACATCAAGTTTATCAAAAAAAGTTCCTGTTGGAACGTGACCACTATGTGATTGTTTATAAGGTAATAAGTTGTACCTATAACCATCATCATTTAGTTCAGATAATGTCTTGTAAGGGTATAAATCTGAAATTACAGGGTCTAATTCATCTGTAGAATCTAAAGGGATAAAAACGGATACTTTAGCGTTTGGTAAACCAAATCCGTTATTAACACTAACACGACCTACAACAACACCATAATCAGAACATTGTCTGGTATAGATTTGACTTTGTAGTAATTTTAACGATAATATTTCTAAGTATTCAAACTCTTGGTCAATTAATACCTTTATTGACTTATCAACACCCGGTTGGGTTCTTATTCTATATGAATTGGACATTCTATCACTTTTTTTTAATAAATAGTTAATATGTTATTTTATCAAAAATAGGTTAGAATCATAAAAAATAAATTACTATGAGAAATTAGTTGTTTTTAAGTTCTTAACTCTCACTATAATATCTTTGTTTGGATATCTTACTTGGTAAGTTTGTTTTGGTTCAGCAAATATAGTATCATCAATTAATTCAATTTGTTTTGTCTCAGAATCTAAATATCTCTGTGATGTTTGTGATGATGAATACTCACCACCTACTTTGTTAAAGAATTTAATATCAGATACCGAAATCACACCATTTTCACTTTGTATTAATCTTCTTATTTCAGACACAAAAACATTTTCACCCATTTGTCTGTTTGATGGTTGGAAATATGTTGAAATAATATCAACCACTTTTGATATTACAATACCTTGATTTTGACTATTATCTAAAACAACATCAACATTAACACCTAAGTCAATAACATTGGCAGTTTCAATTGAAATATAATCATTAATCATACGATAATTTGACAAATAATTAGCTAAATTATTTTTTAAGGTGTTTGACACAATTTCTGTTAGATTACCACTCTCGTCGTAGGATAACATCTGAATTTTAATCTTATTGTTTTCTTCAGTTATTGCAACTTTTGCTGGTGCTCCGAATTGTGATGGCATTGTTCTAATTATTGAGTCGTAATCGTTTACAGTTACCGCTCTATTTTGAGCCGAAAAGTTATAACCAACCAAATTCCTAACTTCTTCAGTTGTTGGATAATTTGCGCCACCTATTGCTGCGGTAACATTGGTACATTGTAAAGAATTAATAACACTTGTATTAATTGAGTCGGCCGGACCGTTAACAAAGAAGGTAACTGTACCCGTTTGTGTGATAACGTTAACTCCCAAGTTACTACCTGTTCCGCCACCAACTCTATATTGAACGAAGATTGTTGAGTTAGCTTTTAATGAACTACCTAAAGCTAAATTATTAGAATATTTGTACAAATCTAACTTAAACCCATCACGAGCAAACTCTCTTAATTGTTCATCAGCTGATTGATTACCACCACCAAAGGTCATCTTAAAGAAACCTTCAGGTGTAAATTCAGTTATGAATTTATCAGATGTTGATATGTATTTACCAACTTTAATACCCGGACTATCGGATACTTTTGTAGGGTCTTCAACAAATACTCTGTCTTCAGCTAACGCTTTAACTTCATACCATCTATTATCTAACCCTAAAAACTCTTGAGCTGAAGGAACGTTGGTATATTGAGTTCCGTCTTTAAGAATAACACTAGTTACACCTAAAACATTTTTTTCAGGTAAAAATAACTCAAAAAATGGTCTAACATCATTTGCTGTTATAACTCTTTTGAATACTTTTGTAACCCCATTAACAACAGTCTCTCTTTTAACAATGGTATAATTTAATAAAGTATTGTTAGAATCAAAATTTGGTATTTTTAATCTATTTGGATTACCTTCAGCACTTAATGGTGACGCAAAATCAATATCATAAACTGTCTCAAATATTTGACCAGCACCAGTAACTTGTGAACCTCTTCTTAATATTCCACAATATCTTAAATCTTCTTTATCCCCATAAGCTGGAACTGTAATTGAGAAATCAACTAAAGCCACAGACGGTCTTTGTCCTGGTATTTTTAACCCGTAAGTTTTGGCGATATTATAAATTGATGATTTTTGTTGAGCGTATTGTAATACGGTCTCTTGAATACTTCTATCAATGTTGAAGTGTAAATTGTCAGATACCGCAGCGTTCAAATCTAACAATACAGAAAATACTGACGCATCATTGACGTTTTCAACTAAGTCAGGATAATAAGTTCTTGTGAAATTTACTAATTCAGTCCTAAGAGATTGAAAATCTCTTGTAGTATAGGATATTTTTTTGTTTGCCATAATTTGTTATATATTAATAATCACAAAATCACTACTTCTGAATACATCATCAGTAATTTTATAATCTATTTTTACTTTAGCTGTGTGTTCTTCAGTTGCGATACCCGGAACTCTAAACACTCTCTCATCATTATCATTGATATAAGAACCCTTATCTTCATCACCTAATGAAGCTGGAGTTATTGTAATATTTGTAATTGTTAACCCTGGTAAGTATTCACCAACAGATTCTCTTATCTCAGCGTCAATATCTGAAAAGGTTGGACCATCTAATGGTTCAAATATAAACTCATATAATCTAGTCCCAAAATCGGGTAGATAATATCTTGTCCCTTTCCGAGTTAATAATAAATGGATTAATTCTGACCTAATTTCTTGGTCACTATAACTTGTTAAGTTTAAGAATTTACCATCAAAAGAATCCCTAAATGGGAATGTTAAACCATATGTTTGTCCGTCTGCCATAACTATAAATATATAACAAAGAAAAAATCACGAACATTGTCGTGATTTTTTTCTATTCCTTTATGAAGAACAACCGAAACACTCAAATTCCGATTCTTGTGGTTTGCTAACTATATTAACATTAGGTTTTTCAATCGGATTACTTATTTTGGATATATCAATTGCTAAATGTTTAGCACCTGTTGATATCGCTTGAGTTCTCACATAATAACACAATGTTTTTAATCCTTTCTCCCAAGAATGAAAATGAGATGAAGATATTTTTGATAAGGTTGGATTTGCCATATAAATATTCATTGATTGTGATTGGTCAATGAATGGTGCTCTATCTGCCGCCATATCAATTAATTCTCTCTGAGATATCTCCCAAATAGTTTTATACTTCGCAATTAAATGTTCAGTTCTTTTGAGTTTTTTATTGTAATTTTTATCTTCAGAATCTAAATATTTGTTGAAGTTAACATGTTGGATTGAACCCCCATCAACAATAATATCATTTTTCAAATCTTCAGACCAAATACCTATTTTCTCAAAATCATTAATTAAGTATTTGTTTACAATCAAAATTTCACCACCAACAACACGTCTGTTAAACAACGCTGAATGAGCTGGTTCTGTCATCTCAAAAGACCCAGTTATTTTAGCAGAAGATGCAACAGGCATCTGAGCTGTAAATAAAGAGTTGCAAACACCAAATTGTTTAACACTTTCTTTCAAACCTGACCAATCCCACATTAAATCACTATCAGTAAGACCCCACATATCAAATTGGAATACTCCATTAGACATTGGCGACCCTTCAAAGAATTTATAAGGTTCGTATTTTCCAGATTTACATAACTCCATACTTTCAGTAATTGCCGCAAAATAGATTGTCTCAAAAATCTTTTTGTTTAATTCTCTCGCTTCTTCAGATGTAAAAATATAATCCAATAAATAAAAAACATCCGCTAATCCTTGAGTTCCAATTGCAATAGCTCTTTGTTCTAAACCACCTCTTTCACCTTTAGTTGTTGAATAACTATTGATATTAATAACCTTATTTAAGGTTCTTGTTACTTTTCTAACTTCATTATATAATAAGTTAAAGTCAAATTTCCCATCAACAATAAAGTTTTTCAATACCATTGACGATAAAGTACAGATTGCTGTTGTTTTCTCATCGGTATATTGGTAAATCTCATTACATAGGTTTGATTGTTTAATCACACCGATATTTTGATGGTTAGTTTTTCTATTTGCATTGTCTTTTGAACATAAATAAGGAACACCAGTTTCAACTTGTGATTCAATAATTTTACTCCAAATCTCAGTAGCTTTAGTTTTCTTACCTAAACCTAATTCAACCGCTTTACGATAATTGTTTTCATATTCATCACCATAACATTCTTGTAAGGCTTTAATACCAGCTTTCTTAATATCATTAGGGCAAAACAAATACCAATCTTCATTATTCTTAACAGCTCTCATAAAGTTATCTGGAATCCATAGAGCTGTGAACAAATCTCTTGCTCTTAATTCATCTTTACCGGTATTTTTTCTAATATCTAATAAATCATAGATGTCTTTATGCCAAGGTTCTAAATAAATCGCAGCACTACCAGGTCTTCTACCTTGTTGATTGAAAAATCTTAATGATTCGTTAACAATTTTAAGATACTTCAATAATCCTCCAGCAAAACCACCGGATGTTGTAATACGACTTTCTTTACTTCTTTGATTTGACATACATAAACCAATACCAGCCGCGTCAGAAGAATATGTTGAAATATCATTCAATGTATTTAATAATCCCTGTCTTGAATCGGCATCATTATAATGTAATACGCATGAAGCCAATTGAGGTATTAATGTACCTGAATTAATCATAATTGGTGTCGCTTTAGATATTCTCTGTTCTGACAATGATTTGTAATACTCTTTTGCTTCGTCAAATGAATCTGTAACCCAAAGAGCAATCCTCATATACATATGTTGAGGTCTTTCAATAGATTGACCACTCGGTAATTTTAACAAATACATTTCTTGGAGAGCTTTCCATGCGAAATAGTCAAAATTATAATCATTTTCATGATTCAACAATAATTCAATATTGTCAGCCCCATACTCATTAATAGTTTCAATTAATTTAGGATTAACAACACCTTCATCATGTAATCTTAACATAGTATTAGCAAAACTATCATAACTATCTTTATGATATGATGATATCGCAACTGAAGACGCTAACCTTGAATAATCATGGTGACTTCCAGTATATGACGCAGCAATTTCATAAATTAGTTTATCTAATTCTTTAGTAGTAATAAAACCCTCAGTAGGGACTGAAGTAATTACCTTGATGAATATCTCATCTGAATTAACATTCAACCCCTTTGAAGCTTTTTTAATACGTCCGTAAATTTTTTGGGGATTAAAGGATACTTCATCCCCACTTCTTTTTTTAATCTTTAATGACATAGTTTTTTTTATTTTTTTTATTAAAAATCGTCAGTAAATGATAATGTTTCATTTAATTTCGCTTTTTGATACTCAACAGTTCTACCTTCAAAAAAGTTTCCTTTAGTTTCAATGGCAATCTGTTCCATAAACTTGAATGGTTGTTCAACATTAAATTGTTTTTTACATCCTAATTTCACTAAAAGTCCGTCAGTAACAAATTCCAAATATTGTTTCATCAAGTTATGGTTCATACCTATTAAAGATACGGGTAAAGATTCAGTAATAAACTCTTTTTCAATATCTAATGCAGATAATAAAATTTCTTTAATTCTTTTTTCAGTTGGTTTGTTCTCAATATGATTATTCAATAAGTGAATTGCGAAATCACAATGTAAGTTTTCATCCTTAAAGATAAGACTATTAGCGGAACACAATCCTGGCATAATACCTCTTGATTTCAACCAAAATATAGAACAGAACGAACCTGAAAAGAATATTCCTTCAACGGCCGCAAAAGCAATTAATCTTTCCTCAAATGTTGAGTTTTTAATCCAGTTTAACGCCCAATTAGCTTTCTTTTGAACTGCAGGTAATCTATCAATAGCGTGAAAACATTCATCTTTTTCAGCCGAGTTAGATATATAAGTATCTATTAATAAAGAATACATTAAAGAATGTATATTTTCCATCATTAATTGAAATCCATAGAAAAATTTAGCTTCAGGATATTGAACTTCTTTCAAGAAATTTTCTGCTAAATTTTCATTAACAATTCCATCTGAAGCAGCGAAGAATGACAATACATTCTTAATAAAGAACTTCTCATTATCAGTTAATTTTTCCCAATCTCTAATATCATCAGTTAAATCAACTTCTTCTGCTGTCCAAAAAGCAGCTTGATGTTGTGTGTAATAATCCCAAATATCTTTATGTTCAATAGGGAAAATGACAAATCTATCCTTGTTTTCTTGTAATATTTTTTCCATTTGTTAATTATTTTGTTTTAGTTTTCTTTTTTCAACCAAATCTTTAATCCTTTGTTTATTTCTTTCTTCAGTTTGTTCTTCTAAACCTAAAAATGTTACAGAACTTTCAGTATCAATTTCCAATGTTCCGTTATCAAATTTACAATTCTCAAATACAATACCATCATCACCAATACGGGATTTAGTTATCGCAATTGTTGCTAATTTCATTTCTTTTTGTTGTAATGATTTAGCAACAGAAATAATAACATGACCTACTTGAGCTTTTTTAATAGAACCGCCCATTTGGTCAGTTGTTACAACATCAGAAGAAATACTGGAACGATTACCTTGTGTCGCAGTCCATCCCACTAAGTTTAATTCGTGACACATAGCTTCAAATCCTCTCATTACAGAACCTTCGGATTTCCATTCATCACCCAAATTTCTATCCGGAACAACACAATCAATATAATCCAATAAAACCATATCAATTTTTACCCCATCGGCAATTATTTTCCTAAGTTGGTTTTTAATCTGTGATATTGTTACCGTATCAGAAGGGAGTTTTTTAAGAATCAACTTATTAGTCATAGAACTTTTAATTTCTTTAACTTTTACCATCGCTTCTTCTTTTCTCTCTGTCAAATCATCTGGATGAATTTTAGTCCATAATGTGATATGTTTCCGTTGGATAATTTTAGGATTATCCTCAAAAAATATTTGAATAACATTATAACCTAAATTAAACGAATGATTTGCAATTTTAGTCAACAATGTTGATTTACCAACTCCGGTTGGAGCCAAAACAACCCCAATCTCACCCTTCGCCAAACCCCCTTTTAAGAGCCTATCTATCCCAGGAATACCCATTGGTATCGGATGTCTATAATCTTCGTTTAAAACATCGTCTAAATTGTAAAAAACATCAGACATACCATCTTCTCTCTCCCCAACTTGTAACGCGGTCCTAACCAATTGTTCAACGGTGTCATAATTCTCAAATTCACCACCGTCAATGATTTTTTGAGCCTTGTTCATAACCTTTTGAAGTTCTTGTTGTTTACAAAACTTCATCGCTTTTTCTTGAATAAACTCTCGTCCTTCAACATTACATTCTTTAATTTTTGTAATTGTATCAATTACAATTTTTGATGCCATTTCTTGTTGTAGTTCAGATTTAGTAATCTGTTCTAAAGTGTCAAATGTTGGTACATGTTCGTATTTTGCGTAATACTCCTTAACCATCTGAATAATGAGCTTGAAATACTTGTTCTCAAAATAATTTGGTTCAATAACATCAATTATTGACCTCGCAAATTCTTTGTCAATAATAATTTGGTTTAACAACTGTATCTGAAATGTACTTCCCAGATAATCAAAATTCTTTTTAGATGACATAATGTTTCTTTTAGTTAATGATAAATATTATCGTTTCAAAAGAACTCCGGCATATTCAAAATTTAATTCGTTAGATGAAAAAGTGTCAGTCAAAGAGTTTAACAAACTTTTCAAGTAAGGGCGTACATCTACAGTGTATCTAATCTTAGGCGGGTATATTTTAGCATCTACCTGTCTGTGACAAATTGTCATATCTCCTTGTTTAATGTAGATGTTGAAATACTCCGGGCCTTCAATAATAGAAGTTTCCAAAATGTTAGGATTGTGGATAATATCATACATATTATCAATCATATAATTAGCAGTTTTAAGTTTCAACTGCTGCTCAATGTCAATCTTGAAGTCGTATAATACATTATACAAATCAATTGAGTTTTTAGCTTCAGGATTAAACTCTCTAACATTAAAAAATCTTTGTACGATAATGTTATCGTTAACAGTCATTAAAAATTCTAATTTTACTGATTCTTGGTCTTTCATTTTTTGTTTATTTATTTGTTATTTAATTTGTTTGTTGTTCTTTTTTCTTTTCTTGTTAATTTTAAGAATGGTTTAACAAAATTCACCCAGGCATCATCGCCCTTTGGTAAAAACTTGAAGAACCCATCCTCCATCATCATCTTGATGAAATTTTTATATCCACGACCATCCGGGTCTAAACTTTCTTTATAATACAATTCAACCAACTCTTTCGCCTCATCAGTTATTATTGGATTGGACAAATTTATTATTTTTTCATTAATAAAAAAAAATTCTTCACCATAAATTCCACTTTTTGTTTTACCCGATAATAAATTCTGTAAAACCTTATTGTCTTTATCTTCCTTTAACAAGGTTTCAGCCTTTTTAAGAATATCGGTAATTTTTACCTCGGAGTCAAATAATTCAGGAAATATTTTCATTAATGTCTTTTCACCCAAATAATAAATCCCATCAATATT